ATCGGAGAACAAGCTATTCCGGTCAACCGAAAGCGTGAGCGACTCGGTGTGGGATGGCTTGCTTGCAGAGATACGAGGTATGCAATCCCGCATCGAAGCAGGGCTGAAGCTGGCTGATGAGATGGCAAAGAAATCCGGTGATTGTGTTGGCGGATGGAACGCCAGTTACAGGATGGGATATCAAGATGCAGCTAAACAACTCCGCAAGGCACTGGGAGGTAAACATGACTGAACGAATGACAGACGAACGGTTGACTAAAGTGTCTGTTGCATGGAAAAACCCAATGACCACACTGGAAATCGAACTCCTGCAAGCCCTGAAAGCAGAACGTGAACGGGTCGAAGAACTGGAGGCCTCTGCTCAAAGTGGCTATGAAGATGGATGGCATAAGCTACGCAATGAGCGCAATGAACTCCAGTCCCGCATCGATGAACTGGAATCTGCGCTTCATAAATGCGTAGGTGCTGTTATTCATACAGACAGTGATCGTGCTGTAGCTGAGATTGTCCATAAGGCGCTGGGAGGTGAGTGATGAGTGACATTGTTGAACGTTTACTTTCTGCATCACATGACGAACGCTTGTCTGACGGGATGCTGTACCGCGAAGCAGGTGAAATACTGCAAGCCTGCAAACCCTACCTGAAAGATGGCGAAACACCCGCTGAGTGTATTCAACGTAATCGGTCTGATGTGGGTTCAGTCATGTCATTGCTAGCCAAAGAGAAGTTCCGCATCGAAGCAGTGCTGAGGTTGGCTGATGAGATGGCGAAGAAGTCTGGTGACGGTGGTGGCATGTGGTCACCCAGTTACAGGCTCGGCTATCAGGATGCGAGCAAAAAACTCCGCGAGGCGCTTGGAGGGAAGCATGAGTAACCCATCGCAAGGGACGATCGTCGAACTGACCGCGTTCGACTTGCTCGAGATCGCTCTGTTCGCAGAGCGCCAACACTCCGTCAAGGTCGCGACCGGTGCCGTGTCGAAAAAGTACGACACCACGAAAAGCGAGTACGAGCTTCACTACGTCGGGGCGATGGCGGAATATGCGGTCGCTCAGTATTTCGGCGTACCAATGGACCGAAGCGTTCACCGGGGCGGAGACAACGGGACAGACGTCGTTATCAATGGCTGGCGGTGCGAGATCAAGGCGAACACGTACACCGGGAGAAACTACCAAGCGTTCATCGATGGGATGCACGTTTTCCGGGCGGACGTCCTGATCTCGGTTCAGATACTCAGCCCGACCAAGGTTCGGCTCGTCGGCTGTATCTCGAGAGTTCATTTTGAGAAGATCGCTCAACCCACCGACTACGGACACGGCGAACGCCTCTTCGTTCCAGAGAAAGAACTTGCAAGTCTGGACGTCCTTGTAAAAACCGATAGACCCACCAAAGGAGAAGTAAATGAAGTTTGATAGAACGCTCGTTGTACGAAACACGCTGACCGATCTCGAAGCCGGGATCGATCATCTTCGGAGTCAGGGATTTGAGATCGACGAAACCGTTCCTGACACTTATGGGATCACCGTGATCGCGGCATTAAGAGAGATTCGGAATAAACGCGTAACGGTAACGATCCCCATGAGGAGACCAATTCAGGAGGGATGAAATTTTTCGGTGGTCGCCGGCGGGATGTCCTGTCGGTGACTGTCCGAGAACCGAGATCATGTCGGCTGAGAGACGATTCCACGATCGAGATAGTTACCTTATCAGGACAGCATAGTTACCGGAACGAGACTAAAAATTTCGAGGGTGGTCAAAATTTGAGCAAATGCTCTCAGACGCCCTCAGATCGATTCTAACGGCGTTTCGTGTTTGGGCAAGGTGGTTATACCTCTTTTTCGAGATCTCAAGAACGCTTTAAAAACATATACTTACAAGCGCCCCGGCACGCGGTTTGCATAGGGCGAAAAATCAGGGAAAACGGTATGAAAGAGAAAATATTCGGGATAACTCGCGTCAGAAATGAGGCGCAAATCATCGCCGATACGATCGAACATTTCCTCGGATACGTCGGTCGAATTGTGCTGTTCGATGACTACTCGACCGACGAGACGGTGGACATCGCGGCGGCTGTTGGCGGTGATCGAATCACCATCATTCGAGGAACGGAGTGGCGACCGAATCGGGTCGCGGAAGAAACTCGACACCGCGCTCTCGTCATGGAAAAGGCGAAGCAACTCGGAGCGGAGTGGGCGCTTTGCTTCGATGCCGACGAGCGATTGGTAGGGAGACTTCCCTCCGTGGTCGGTTCCGAAAGTGGTTTCCGGTTCCGGCTTTTCGATGGGTACATGACGGAGGATTTCCGAGCACCATTTCAGGACGGCGTGCTCGATGCGAGGTTGAGAAAATGGGGTCCAGAATTCCGGGACATCCTCATGCTGTTCCGAATCGCCGACGCGGAATTTCGAGGACTCGATCAGCGCTCGCCCTACCTTGCCGGACGAATGGCGAACGTCCCGGTCTTCGTCAAACATTTCGGAAAATGTATCTCGGTTGAGCAATGGGAAGAGACCTGTCGGTATTACGCCGGACACTTCCCTCGACGGTATCGGGAGAAGTGGCTCGACCGGATGGGAAAGGCGATCCATTCGAAATCCGACTTCGGTCGCGATCTGTATTCGTGGGACGAATTGATGGAAAGGGGAGCGGCATGGCGACGCATTTGAACGGGACGATTTGTCTGAACCGATCGGTTCTCGACTTCATGGAGTCCAAGCTCGACGAACAATCACGCGTCCTCGAATTCGGCGGAGGAAACTCTTCGCTCTGGTTCGCGGAGCGGGTCGGTCACTTGGTCGTCTTCGAGACGGACCCGAAGTGGCGGCGATACATCAAGCGGATTTTGACCAATGCCGACACGGGCGGGTTTCAGATTTTGACGCGGATCGAGCAAGCCGAAAAGTTGCGCCGGTTCGATCTGGTGTTAGTCGATTGCGATGAACGGATGCGGAAGGAAGCCGCTCGGACAGGTTGGGGGAAACTCGCTCCCGGCGGTTGGCTGATCTTCGACGACGCTCAACGTGAACGGCACGCTCGCGCCGCTTCATGGTTGGCGAATGTAGCCGGTCGTCCAAGAGTCCTCGGATGGACTGAGGGCGATCTGAGAGAGGCTGAAGACCGTGTCGCGCTTGCTTGGAGAAAGCCATGATCGAGCGAATCGTATTTGCCACGGAAGACGTCGGCTCCACACTGACCGAGCTTGGATACAGCCAGATCGGAGCGAACGCGAGATTTCTCTTCGATAGCCCGATCGTTGTCACGCTCGAGACCGAGATCGACTACGACTCCCGACACGGTGTTTTCTATCTGGTCCGACACGACCAGTCGCTCGAACTCATGTCCGGGAAGTGGGATCGATAACCCTTTTCGCGAATTTTGCGAACCTCCTAAAAAGCTCCCTATTTGGTAACAATCGCCGGTCGGTGATAAAGTTCGTATTAGAACTCGCTATTTCAGCGGACGAGGACGACACGAAAGGAAGCCGTCGGTAATGCAACTATGCAAATCGAAAATCGCAAAAACGAGAGGGCAGAAGCTCGACTCGCGAACGCGTTTGTCAGATGCGCCGTTTGCGGTCGGACCCTGCCTGTCGGAATGGTCCCGCCTTGTGCTCGAGAGCGCGACCCGAGGAAGTGGGGTTATCCCTGCAAGCTCGCCGTCGATGACTCGGGCGTAATTCCGATTCACCATTGAGACGATGGCAAAGAAGAAGGTAGGGCGACCGAAGAAACTCCCCGTCACTGACGAGCTACTCGTCGAAGTGCGAGGTCTTGCGTCCCAAGGATTGACCCGGAAACAGATCAGCGCCGCGCTCGGAATCTCCGAGGCGCTTCGGTGCCGGATGATGAACAACGAGCCGGAATTCAAGACCGCGATCGAAGAGGGCGAAGCCGCCGGGATCGCCCAAGTGACGAACTCGCTCATGGTCGCCGCTCGCTCCGGGAACGTCACCGCTCAAATTTTCTATCTGAAGAATCGTGATCCTGATAACTGGCGCGATCGCCGCGAATACGAAGCGACTCACCGACACCTCCAGCCCGAAGTCGAAATCTCGAAAGAGATGAGCGCTCAAGATGCGGCGGACGCATACGCTGACACGCTGAAGCGGGGAAGAAGTGAAAACGTCGTCCCAATCCGTAAGTAAGGCGAGGACCGAACTCCGACCTCCCGAAACTACGAACGTATGGCCCGTCGATGTAACGGCGATCTATGCGTGGCGGCAACAGCAAGTCCAGCTCATCCGATCCGATCCGAGGCTCGCATACGGAGCGAAGGTCTACTACCGGACCCATCCGGTCCAGTTCGTGAATCACTGGTGCGACACCTACGACCCACGCCGCGCCGGGAAGGGATCGACCAAGCTCCCGCTCATCCTGTTCCAGCGTCAGGAAGAACTCGTCGAGTTCCTTCTCGCTTGCGTGACCGAGACCGAGCCGGGACTGATCGAGAAGTCTCGAGACATGGGCGCGACATGGGTCGCCAGCGCCTTCAGCGTTTGGCTCTGGCTGTTCTGGCCCGGAGTCGCTGTCGGGTGGGGATCGAGAAAAGAACAGCTCGTCGATAAGCTCGGCGATCCTGACAGCATCTTCGAAAAAATACGGATGCTCATTCACGGACTCCCGGAGTTCTTCCTCCCGGACGGATTCTCGCCAAGCGATCACATGACCTTCATGCGAATTATCAATCCCGCCAACGGCGCGACGATCACCGGGGAAGCCGGCGACAATATCGGACGCGGCGGAAGGAAGCTGATCTACTTCAAGGACGAGTCCAGTCATTACGAGCGCCCGGAGAAGATCGAGGCGGCGCTTTCCGACACCACTCGAGTCCCGATCGATATCTCGTCAGTGAACGGAATCGGGAACGTGTTTCACCGCAAACGGGAGAGCGGCGCGGACTGGAACGGAGTCGTCATCAAAGGCAAGACTCAAGTCTTCGTCATGGACTGGCGGGATCATCCTGATAAGAACCAATCGTGGTACGATACCCGCAAGGCGAGAGCGGAGGAGGAAGGTCTCCAACATATCTTCGCCCAAGAGGTCGATCGCAACTACGCCGCTTCTGTTGACGGCGCTTTGATCCAGCAAGAGTGGGTCCAAGCCGCGATCGATGCTCATCTGAAACTGGAACTTAATGATTCGGGTCCGTGGTCTTCGGCCCTAGACGTTGCGGATAGTGGTTCGGATACGAACGCGCAAAGCCAGCGACAAGGAATCATCCTTCGGGCGCTGGACGAATGGGGCGCTCGAGACACCGCCCAGACAGCCCGACGCGCTATCGCCAACGTCACCAAACGAGGACGTCTCGACTTGCAATACGATTGCATTGGAGTCGGCGCAGGAGTGAAGGGCGAAGTGAACAATCTTCGGGATGAGAACTTGATGCCGAACGGAATCCGATTCGTTCCGTGGAACGCTGGCGGAAAGGTGCTCAACCCCAAGAAGCGCGTCATCCCCGGCGACAAGCAAAGCCCACTCAACGAGGAGTTTTACACGAACCTCAAAGCCCAAGGCTGGTGGGAGCTTCGGAATCGGTTCTACAGGACATGGCGCTCGATCCACGAAGGCGCTCACTACGATCCCGACTCACTGATCTCGATCGACTCCCGGATCAAGAATCTCCGCAAGCTCGAGAAAGAGCTTTGCCAAGTCACCGCGTCGAAAGGCGCTCGACTCAAACTGGTCATCGACAAGACGCCGGACGGGACGAAATCCCCGAACCTCGCCGACGCCGTCATGATGGATTATTGGCCCATGAGAAGCGGGTACGATCTGGCGAAATTCATGGGCGACTAACAAAAATAGACAAATTTGTCTACTAGTTTTTTGATAATATCGGAGCGGATTAAGGACGCATGGAAGAACGGAGAACAAAAATGGAGCAAATTATGGGGGCGCTTCGATCGGAGAAGTTATCGACAGGGATCGCCGGACTTCTCCTGACCATCGCTGTCGTTGGGTTTACGTGGGCGGACGGCGAACACAAGGCGATCATGGATCAGATCGTTCCTCGCGACGTCTACGAGCGCGAACAAGAGGAACTCAAGCAACAACTCGCCACGCTGACGACCGCCGTGACCGACTACATCTCGGACGCCAAGATTGTCGATGCCAGTCAGCTCGTTCGGGACAAGGAACTCACGTTACAAGTGGCTGTTGCCGCCGGACAGACGGCGGAAAACATCGAGCATATCGAAAACGAAATCGAACAGGCGAAACGTTACCGGGACTGTCTGATTTCGGAACGCCCAAACTGTAAACACTTGAAGCCGCCGGAATGACGCTCGGGGACAAAAGACGACGATTCACGGAAGCGAAAGCGCTTCTCATCCAGTACGTTCAATACCGGGGATGGAAAGCGGCGGAGGATTACCTGAAACGGTGTCAGGAATGTCCCGTAGGAGACCACGACAGCGTCCACAAGCTCGGATTGGCGGTAGACCTGAACCTCTACATTAACGGGGTCTATATCCGCGACGAGAGAGGACATGAAGAGCTTCACGATTTCTGGGATTTGCTCGGTGGAGCGCCCCGGATCGACGACGACATGAATCACTATTCTTTCGAACACAACGGCAAATGGTAAAGGAAGACCGACATGGCTGAGTTCATCGAAATCCCGTCGCTCAATTTCCACGACAGCGGGAAGAAATTCACAATCGAAGAGCGGCTCGTTTACGAGTCCGATCTCTGGCCCGACCTGATCATCGTCCCGGCTGGATTCGTCACGGACCTCGCAAGCATCCCTCGCATATTCCAATCGCTGATCCCGAAGATCGGGAAGCACGCGCTCCCGGCAATTGTCCACGACTACTTGTGTCGGCTGGACGGTTTCGACAGGCGGCTCGCCGACCGGATATTTCTCGAGGCGATGAAGGAGCGCGGAGTGAATCGGATTCGCCGGCGATTGATGTATTGGGCGGTCGCTCTCCTGACGTTTTTCTTGAGGAAACGAGGAGACGCAAATGAATAGATTGATAACGATTCTTGGCTTGGTGCTCGTTGTTCTTTGCGGTTGCGCCGGCAAGGGCTTGAAGATCGATTACGTCGATCCTTCAGGAAAAAACGTGACCATCTCCACCGACTATCAGGTCGAGAACGGATTCACGATGGAGCGGGATGGGGAAGGCTACAAGATCGACCTCGGTTCCGCGACGACCAAGGACGCCGAGATGGGCATCATCGCGGAATTGCTTCGCATGATGACGGTTTTCATGGCGGCTGGAATTCCTGTAGCGCCGCAAGACGCGAACGGAAATTGAAACTACTTTTTTTAACATTCCCCGGAGGAATATTTCATGGCTACATTCACGAAGATCAACGACTTTGTCGAGCACGTTGCCGAGGGTGTTCATAACCTCGGTTCCGACCAACTCGCGGTCGCTCTGTCCAACACCGCTCCCGGTTCCGAAACGTCGGACCCGACGGCTGACGGCAACGGCGCAATCGCCAACGTGACTCAGATCGCATACACCAATCTCTCGACCCGGAATATCACGACGAGCGCGTCCAGTCAGACCGCCGGCGTTTACTCGCTGTCACTGACTGACCTGACCCTGTCAGCGTCCGGCGGCGCGGTTGCGACGTTCCGTTACATCTACATTTACAACGACGCCGCGACGACACCAGTAGACGCGCTGATCGGGCTGTACGATTACGGCTCGGCGCTGACTCTGGCGGACGGCGAATCGCTGACCATCGACTTCGGAGCGAACGGCGCTGGCGCTGGCAATCTGTTGACGATCACGTAAGAACGATTCGGGCTTGGCTCCCTCCGGGGAGCCGGCTTTCGCTCGGCAGGAGTAGACGATGGCATGGAGTAGACTGGATTTTGATGCCTTTACAGGTTTCGAGTGTGGCGGCTCGTTTACATCCCTAGTCAACGTTTCGACCTCGGGGACGGTCGCGTATGAAAACGGTCCAGCGCGAAGCGGTCAATTTTCTTTATCGTTAGCGGCTGGTTCGTCGATTACGTTTAACGCACTGGGGCAATTAGCGTCTGATCCGTGTTTTCACCAAGTCTCGGTTTTACTTAACAACGCTTCGGCTCATTTGGAGATCAAAGTAGGAGCGTCTGACGATACGAGCACGAACTATGTTCTCAGTATCAAGCCGACCGAAATCGAGTTTTCAGACGCGGACGGAACGCAGTTGTTCATCGATAGCACTGTGAACCTATCCATAAATAAGTGGCATGACGTTTTCGTTTGGATTGAAAGTTATCTGACGAACGAAGCGTGGGAAGTGTGGATCGATCGGGAGTTGGTAGATAGCGGTACTGGCGCGAATTTTGACGTCGATGGGTTTAACGGAAGGGACTTGATCCTTGAGTCGGTGACGGGGGGCGCGACGCTATATGTGGATAATTGGGTTTCTCACCAAAACGACGATTTCCCAACCTCTTCAGAAGAGCGGTGGATTAAAAAGCCACACATAGAAAGATGGGGTTCTGACACGGTTGGAGCGACGGCTGATTGGTCGGACGCGACTTCGCAATCGAGCGCATTGGATACGGGCAATTTTGGTAACTGGTCAGCGCGACCAATAGACGCAAACGAAGGAGGGTTTCAATCACAAACCGCCCTCAATTATCTCGGTCTGGTTTGCGATACATCGAGCGGCGGTTCACTACTACAAGAATATGTCGAAGTTGACGCAACGTGGTCGCCGGGACAAGGCGTTTTTAGTTCAGACGGGGCGCGGTTTATTTACTGCAATAGCGATAATGAGTCGATCTCTCAAGTGTCGCTGTCTACTGCTTACGATTTAGAAACTCGGGGGAGTGTTACTAGCTGGAATCCAACGCAGACCGGGGCAACGATTCGAGGGTTCTGTTTTGGTGATGACGGAAGCAAGCTATACATTCGAGCAAACGACGGGACGGAAACGGTTTATCAATATAGCTGTTCGTCTGCGTACGATATTTCAACCACTCCGACATATGACAACAAATCGAAATCCGGTTTCGATGCCGGAACGTCGGCGGTCGATCAGGGGTTCAAGCCGCTTTTCAACGCTGACGGAACAGCGCTGTTTCTAAATGATAGCGCTGGAATCCATAAATACTCTGTCAGTACCGCGTGGGATATATCGACGGCTGGAACAACATCGACACAAACGCTGGACACGACACCGGACGCCGACGGTTTTGATTTCTATCGGAACGGGAATCTTCTGGTCGTTGTTCAAGATGGCGGTCTTATTCGAGGCTATCATTGCGCCGACGGCGCTTATGACATTGGAACGAATTGTACGGCTCCCGGCGAAGCGCAAACATACGCCGACGAAAACTTCCAGTGGTGCTCAATACGCGGAAGCCGTTTACTGGCTGGTGATCCAAGCGCGAATCGAATCGGGCTGTATCAAATACCGGTGTCTCCTTTCGCGCCAGATTCCGAGCCGATCTGTAGCGGAGGACCGAACGGAAATCCGTGGTGTGACGGCGACGGCTCAACACCACCGGCGCGGCTAATAATTAACGCCTTAATTCACAAAGGAACCGTGACTACAGGGACCTTCCAAATCGTGTTAGGGAAGTGGGACGGCTCAACGTCTCCTACCGTACAGGGCGCGTCAATCGGGACCAACTATTCCGCTGGTCAGGCGCTATATCCTTTGGGTCTTGTCGATAGGACCGAATACGCGGCGTACGGAATCAAGACGGTAGACGGCTCCGCTGATGTATTACATGAAGCGGTAGCGCTCATGGCGTTGATGGATTTGCCAACGGTTCCAGAATACGAACTTGAGGGCTATCGATGGCGCGATGACGACGGCTCCGAGTCCGGTGCAACGTGGCACGAAACCCAAGACACCGACACGACTCAACCTGCCGAAACGAATGTACGCCTTAGAACATTAATCGACGTCACGAACGATCCAGAGTCGAATCAGGTGACGCTCCAATATCGCAAGGTCGGCGAAACAGAATGGAACACAATCGAATGACGATAGGTTGCATGGGAACCGCCCCGGATCATTGCTGTTACCTCGGCGAAGGCGGCGTCTGTCCGTACGTCGAAGAGAGGACTGTTCCGGGTCGTCGTTGGGCTTGCGGCTTGATGCGTAAGCTCGGAGATTGGAACCTCGTCATGGCGACGCCAGAGTACCGGGAGAACGTCGCGCCGTGGCTCGAGCCGCTCGGGATCAATTGTCGCGATTGGCCCCAAGATCATCCGGGCGCTCGATGCTCGACTTGCGGTTGGGGGATAAACGATGGCGATTGAAAAACTTGTCCCTAATGCCAACGCGAATCCGGCGACCGTTCTCGCGGATAACGACTATACCGATCTGAACGAAACCGTCGCGCTGTTCGACAGCGTTTTCAATACCACGCTGACAGACGAAGAGACCGGGACAGCGACTTGGACATTGCTCGATATTTCGACGGCTCCCGCGTCGATTACATCGATGACGTTCCGCGCTCGCGGCGGCTTTCAAAATTGGTCGAATGATACGACCGAATACACGCTTTCGCTGTCGGTCGGTGGTGACACGTTTAGTCTCGTTTGGGACGCGGAGACTGACGGCAACGGACAGTCCACGAAAACGGTCGATTTAAGTACCGGCACAAACTATCCCTATACCGAAGCGCAAATCAACGCGGCGACGGTAACGCTTGACCAAACGAATTGGGTCAGAGTCAAGGGCGCGGATGGTTCCTCGTTCCAGATCGACGCTTTCGAAATGGAGGTCGATTTCGCCGCCGCTTACGAGATGGACGCCGATCCCGGCGCGTTCACGCTGACCGGGATCGCCAACGCAATCGCGAAGGACGCTCGATTTACGCTGGCGGCTTCGTCGAACATCGCGGCGAGTGGAGAGAACACGACCGCGCAATTGACCGCGCCAACGGGCAAAACAACGGCTCAATTTGGCGGCGGTCGAATACAGGACGACGAGAATCCGACGGACGCGGTTGATATCGGAGCCGACGAGTACCGAGAGGATGAATGGTGTATCGAGGCGACGACGAAGGCGATCGCCGGTTCGCAATACGAGTTCCGAGTTCTCGTTGATGGCGAGGAATTAGACACCTATACCGTCACGCCGAAGTGGACGATCGAGGCGGCTGGCGCGAACGAATTGGACGCTTCGCCGGGAGCGTTCACGCTTTCTGGTCAAGATGCCGACTTCGACCATTTCTTCCATCTCCATCCCGACGCCGGGGCGTTCGTTGTCAGCGGTGTCGATGCGGACATTCACCTCGCTTTCTTCATGGAAGCCGAGGCGGGTTCGTTTGTACTAGCTGGAACAGATGCCGACTTTGCTGTCATTCGACACCTTGAAGCCGAAGCCGGGAGCTTTGCGGTTGCTGGACAGGACGCCGAATTCCAACGCGGACACGTGGTCGCCGCTGAAGCTGGTTCGTTTGCGCTCACTGGTGTCGATGTAGCGTTCGCGCTTGGCGTAGCGATGGAAGCCGAAGCCGGGACGTTTGCCGTTGCCGGTCAGGACAACGCGTTCCAGCGTGGCTACGTTGCCGATCTGGAAGCGGGATCGTTCACGCTGGCGGGGATCGACGCGGACCTGAATCGAGGACTCGTTGTTCCGGCGGAATCCGGCTCGTTCGTGCTCGCTGGAATCGATGCCGCGCTAGGTCGTGGGTTGACAGTTGAACTCGACGCCGGATCGTTTGTTCTGGCAGGACAGGACGCCGAATTCCAGCGCGGATACGTGGTCGCCGCTGAAGCCGGTTCGTTTGCGCTGGCGGGGCAAGACGCCGACCTCGACTACACAATCCATTTCGACGCCGAAGCCGGTTCGTTCTTACTCACCGGGATCGACGCGACGCTCGACTATCAACAGGGCTTCCCGGCTGAAGCGGGGTCGTTCGTATTAACCGGACAGGACGTCGCCTTCGACCTTGGCTTCGCACTCGATCTGGAAGCCGGTTCGTTTACGCTGGCAGGACAAGACACGGACCTTCTCCGGGCGCTCCTTTTCAGCGCCGAAGCCGGTTCATTCACTCTCTCCGGTCAAGACGCCGAACTCGATGCTCAACGAGCGCTCGAGGCGGAGTCTGGATCGTTCGTTTTAAGCGGCACCGACGCCGCGCTTGATCGCTCTCTCATACTCCAAGCCGAAGCGCAGACCTACGTCCTTGCAGGGCAGGACGCAAACCTCGCGACTACGGATGTATTTCCGGCTGAAGTGGGGGCGTTCTCGCTGGATGGTGTCGGTGTCGCCTTTGCACTCTCCCGCGTATTCCAAGCCGAGACAGGTTCGTTCGTATTAGCAGGACAGGACGCGGACTTCCTCCGGGGCTATCACTTCGACGCCGATCCCCAGACGTTTGTCGTCACCGGGATCGATGCCAATTTCCTCACGGCGGGAGCGTTCCAAGCTGAGACAGGAACGTTCGCGCTTGCTGGTCAAAACATTGAACTCGTCCGCTCGCTAATCCTAGAAGCCGAGGCGCAGTCATTCACGCTATCAGGGCTAGACGCCGGCTTAAACGTCACCGACGTATTCCCCGGCGAGACGGGCGCGTTCAATGTAACCGGGGTCGCCGCCGAGCTTCAGTATCAGCGGCAACTCGGAGTCGATCCGGGCGCGTTCATTCTGGCGGGGGTCGCCGCCGATCTGGACAAGGGATATCACGTAGACCTCGAGGCGGGATCGTTCGCTCTGACAGGCGTCACCGCCGAGCTGGATGCGAGCTTCTATCTCGCCGCCGAGACGGGCGTCTTCAACCTCACCGGGATCGATGCGAACCTTCAGGCTGAAGGGGCGCTCATGGCGGAGACCGGGGCGTTCGTTCTGGCTGGAACAGACGCCGACCTGATCCGCGATCTGATTGTCGAGCTGGATGCGGGATCGTTCCTCCTGACAGGCGAGAACGCGGACCTCGATCGAACCGATCTGTTCCCGGCGAATACGGGCGTCTTCACGGTCGCCGGACAGGACGCCGCGTTCCAGTACGCTCGCCAGTTCAGCGCCGAAGTGGGGTCGTTCATCCTCGCCGGTGCCGACGCCGACTACCTTCGCGGCTATCACCTTGACGCCGACCCGGAATCGTTCGCGGTATCCGGGATCGACGCCGCCTTCCAGCTCGGGAAAGTCCTCGAAGCCGACGCCGGTTCGTTCGTGCTTGCCGGGACGGATGCGGACTTCCTCGGAGCGTGGCAACTCGACGCCGAAGCTGGCGCGTTTGTCCTCACTGGCGAGGACGCGAATCTGGCAACGCTTGGGAACTTCCCGGCGAATACTGGACCGTTCGTTCTGTCCGGGATCGACGCGGCGTTTGCGCTTGACCAGATCGTCGAGTTCGATGCCGGCTCCTTCGTGCTGGCGGGAGCCGAGGCGGACCTGAAGCGCGGCTATCATCTCGACCTCGAGACCGGGGCGTTCAACCTGACAGGACAGGTCGCCGAATTGACGCGATCCTTGGTGCTGGAAGCCGAGTCTCGGGGCTTTACCGTTGCTGGCGAGGACGCTGACCTTCTCGCGAGCCGTAACATAGCCCTAGAAGCCGCTCAGTTCGACGTAGACGGCGTTTCTGTCGATCTGAAGGCAACGTATCAAGTCAGCGCGGAGTCGGCGGCTTTCGCGGTTTCAGGAGAGGACGCCAACCTCAATACGACGGGCGCTTTCCCGGCACAAACGGCGTCCTTCTCTGTTGCTGGCGAAGATGCCGCGCTCAAGCGCCAGCGTCGTCTCGATTGCGTTGCCGGCGCGTTCACATTTGCCGGCGAAGATGCGGACCTCTCCAAGACGTTCACGCTCGGCGCTGAGACCGGCGATTTCGATCTCGCTGGCGAGGATGCGGCGTTCGATCGGGCGCTCGAAGCGGCACTCGAAGCCGGGGCGTTTACGGTCCAAGGACAGGACGCCGGACTGACGGCTGACCGGTCCATCGAGGCAGAATCGGGAAGTTTTGACGTCGTCGGCGAAGATTCTGAATTCGTCTTCGGCTTCGTTCTCGATGCCGAGACCGGCGCGTTCATTCTGGACGGCGAAAACGCCGAACTCCTTGGCGCGTATAGGCTTCCGGGAGAAGAGGGTGGTTTCGTACTAACCGGAACCGAAGCGAATTTCATATACTCCGAAATCATTCTCGGTGAAGACCGTGTCCCGGTACACAAGATTCGATTGGCAGAAAAGGATATCATTCGGTTGAGGGACGTTGTAACGGTCAGACTCGAGCAACAAATCAGGACGATTAAATAATGGCGACAATCATTCGAAAACGCGGTGATACGTATCCGTACAAAATCCAGATCGTTGAGAAGATTTCTTGCGACCCGATCGACGTCACCGGCTTCTCTTTCCTCCTGACCGTGGACCCTTCCGCCGCCCCGGTAGATGACACCAATAATCTCTTCCAGATTTCCGGCGTCATCATCGACAGCGTGAACGGGATCGTCGGCTTCTCACCGAACGAGACTCAGGCGGACAACGTGGGGAACTATTACTACGATATCCAGATGACCGACGCCGACCTTGCCAAGCGCACGATCGACGACGGGAAGTTCGTACTAAAACAGGACATCACGAAATGATCGATCGCCGTCACGTATCGATCCGGGGGTCGTTCAGCTATGCGAGGGCGCGGGTTCTCTGGGAGAACGGCATCCTCCGAATTTACGGTCCCGGCGGGATCATGCTGGAAGTTCAATCACAAATCCCGGTCAAGAAGGTCGGGTATCTCCGGGCGTGGGATATCGCGACGGCAAAGGGGACCATTGTCGCGAGAGGGAAATGTATGACTTGCGGCGGTCGCAAGTGGTGGAAAATTACCTCGATGCCGAAAGATAAACTTTGGAATCTGTCATGGACATAAATTCGAAATTTGCCAGCGTCACCGACTCCTTCAAAAACCTCGTCGCCAATCTTGGTACGAGTCGGGACAAACAGTCCGCCGGCGAGTATTACCTGACCACGCTGACCGACGACGTTCTCTCGACGATCTACCGGACGTCGTGGATGGGGCGGAAGACCGTAGACATTCCGGCGAACGACGCGACCCGGAAGTGGCGCGAATGGAACGCCGAGGGCGACCAGATCGAGAAGATCGAGAAGGAAGAGAAGCGGCACAAGCTCCAACAGAAGGTCCGCAAGGCGCTTCAGTTGGCGCGGTTGTTCGGCGGCTCGGCGATCTACTTCTCCGTGAACGGCGACGACCCGGAAGAAGAGCTTGATCTCAACAGCGTCAAGGCGGGGAGTCTCGACTTCGTCACGGTCCTCGACAAGACGGTCCTGACGACGGGCGATCTGGATCAAGACCCAATGTCGGAATACTACGGTCGACCTACTTATTACGAAGTCTCGAGCGGGGAGGGGCTGGTACAACGAATCCATCCCTCTCGAGTCGCGATCTTCATGGGAAACGAGCCGCTGACGGACAGCGCCTTGAGCGTGGTCGATCACGGATGGGGCGACAGCGTTCTCCAGTCTGCCTACGAAGCCGTTCGCAATGCCGACGCGGTCGCGTCCAATACCGCGTCCTTGGTCTACGAGGCGAAGGTCGATGTTCTACAGATTCCCGACCTCGCCGAGATCATGGCGAATCCGAGGAGCCGCCAACTCCTCGAAGAGCGGGTCATCTTGAGCGCAACACTGAAGGGGAACAATGGCGTTTATATCATCGACGGCGATGAGGACTATCAACAAAAGACGTACTCATTCGGAGGACTTCCCGAGATCGGATATCAAGCGCTTCAGGCGGTGTCCGGCGCGGCGGATATTCCGTTGACGCGCTTCTTGGGTCAGTCCCCGGCGGGTCTGTCCAGTACCGGCGAGTCGGACCTTCGGAACTACTACGACTCTGTCAACAGTATGCAAGTCTTGGTCGTCACGCCGACGCTTGAAAATCTGGACGAAGTTTTGATCCGATCCGCGCTTGGAGATCGCCCCGACGAGATCAACTACGAGTGGTCGGCGCTCTGGCAAATGACGGACGAACAGAAGTCGAATATCAGCAAGACGGTTGCCGAGACGATCAAGGCGCTCGCCGACTCGGGATTGTTCTACGAAGAAGACCTCGCGAACGCGGCGGAGAACGTCATCGTCAAACACTCGATCCTCCCGTCGTTCGAGATCACTCAAGCGCCGGAAGAGGAAGAACCCGAACCAGTAGCCCCGGCAATTGTCGCGCCGGTCGAACCGCCGAAGGAGGATGAATGATGATGCTTTTCGACACAATTGACGCGAGCGGCGCTCGGCTGACGAAGGACGGATATCTCGTCGCGGAAGCTCGGGTCGCTCGAACCGGAATCCAGCTCTACAGCGCCGGCGAACTCGGCATGGATGGCGACGAGAATTCGATCGTCCGGGTGTACCGACCACCGGAAGAAGTTTTCGCCGCCGACGCGATGGCGTCCTATGCTCACCGACCGGTCACGGTCAACCATCCCGGCGAGATGGTGGACGCTGAAAATTGGGACGAATACGCCAAAGGTCAAACCGGCGACGAGGTGCTTCGCGACGGCGAATACGTCCGCGTTCCCTTGATGCTCATGGACAAGAAAGCGATCGACCAATGGAGCGCCGGGAAGCGCGAGCTTTCGATGGGTTATACGATGGACTTAATGATTTCCGACGGCGAAACGCCGAACGGCGAAAAGTACGACGCAGTACAAACGAATTTGCGAATGAATCACCTTGCGCTTGTTCCCCGCGCTCGGGGCGGTTCTAACTTACGATTGGGGGACACAATACCGGAGGACTCAAGTATGAGTGACCAAAAGCTGACCACGATTACCGTGGACGGGCTTTCTGTCGAAACCACGGACGCCGGTGCTCAAGCAATTTCCAAGCTCACTTCGGAATTGTCTGACGCACGCAAGGTGAACGAGGACGCGCAGACCGCCCAAGACGAAGCGCTTGCTCTCAAGGACAAAGAACTCGCGCAGAAAGACGCCGAGATCGAAGACCTCAAGGGCAAGATTTTGAGCGACGAAGACCTCGACAAGATGGTCAACGATCGCGCTGATCTGATCGCAACCGCGAAGGCAATTTCTGACAAGGAATACGCTGGCTTGAGTGCCGACGATATTCGTCAGACCGCCGTCGCCGCTGTACTCGGTCAGGACGCCGTCGAAGGCAAGTCGAAGGAATACATCGCGGCACGTTTCGAAATCCTGTCAGAAGATTCTAACGAGGACGGAGTTCGCAAAGTTCTCAAGGACGGAGCAACGACGCCAAAATCCACCGCTGAAGACGCTCACTCCAAGATGGAAAGCGACCTTCGCAACGCATGGAAGGGAGGGAGTGAATAATGCCTACTGTCCAATCTACCTACGCTGACAACATCGACGCCGGTTACGCTGGCGCGATCGTCAATACCGAACCTCGGACCCTGATCTCGCGCACCGTCGAAGACGCCGCCGGGATCGCCTTCGGTCTCGCAGTAATGCAAGGCACCGAAGACAAAGGTTGCGTCGTAAGCGATGGCTCCGAAGTGCTCGGCGTCACCGTTCGCGATCAGTCCGTGGACCCATCAACTCCCGACAAGTTCGCCGAGAATGAAGAAGCTCGGATCATGACGAAAGGCGTGGTCTGGGTTGCCAATTCTGGCGGCGTCGCCGCTGGCGATGTTGTTCACTCACTGGCGTCCGGCGCTCTGTCCAATACGGGCGGAACGGTCGTTGCCGGTGCTCGTTGGGATACCACCGCGAGCGATGGTGAACTCGCTCAACTGCGTCTCGCATAAGGAGGAAGTAAATGAAAACTTTCGACGCTCAGGCGGCAATGGGATTTGTCACTTCCCAGACCGCGCATATCGAGGCTTCCGTTTACCAAATGCGGTACGCCGACATTCAATATCCCTCACTGATCCCGGTCGAGACGGCGGCGAATCCGTTCGTCAAAACCGTCACCTACTACTCCAGCGATAAAGCCGGTGTAGCTGGCTGGATCAATGGCAACTCCGACGACATCCCAATGGCTGACGTCGAGATGAGCCAGTTCGAATCCCCGGTCTTCACGGCGGGTATCGGCTACGGCTACGGGTGGGAAGAAATCAACCAAGCTCAGATGCTCGGAATGGGGCTGTCCGCTGACAAAGCGAACGCCGCAAAACGCGCCGCTGAAGAGATGGTTGATCGCATCGCTCTCGAAGGCGACGCCACGAAAGGAATGGAAGGTCTGTTCGATCATTCAGCCGTCACCGCGAACGCGGCGACGACGGGCGATTGGCAGGGAGCCGCCACTCCTGACCAGATCATCGCGGACGTCAATGACGCAATCGGCGGCGTAGCAATCGCCACGAATAACGTCACGATGGCGGACACGCTGATTCTTCCTTACTCGAAGTTCAACTTCATCGCTTCGACCCGCGTCACGGATACCTCCATGACGATCCTCGAGTTCATTCGTCAGAACAACATTTACACCGCAACGATGGGCGCTCCGCTGACCATCCGGGCGGCTCGTAAGTTGGACGACGCCGGTGTCTCGGCGACGGCTCGCATGATCGCCTATCGGAAGAATCCAGAAGTCCTCAAGTTGTGGATGCCCATGACTCATCGCTTCCTCCCTGTCTACCAGACGGGTCCGTTGCGTTGGGACGTTCCGGGCGTGATGCGCCTCGGTGGACTGGATGTTCGGTTGCCGAAAGAGATCACCTACGTAGATGGGATTTAAGTCCTAACACGGAGGAAATGAAATGAAAGTAATCATCAATAACGGACGGCGGCGGCTTGGGGTTCCGAGCCGCCCCGCTCTGATTCTAAATCCAAAGGAAAGCGCTCCGATCACGGACGTCCAGATCGAGCAATTGTTGGCGCAAAGAACGGCGTCTCGTTGGTTAGAGTCCGGGGTCTTAGAGATCAAGGACAGCGCCGAGGCTGAAGCGCCGGCAATGGTGAAGGTCGCGGAACGTCCAAAGGTCGTCAGGAAGTACAAGGACCGGGACGAGCGGAAGCCGGAAGAGTTACCGGACGGCGTGACAGGTGAAGGAGTCGAAACTCACCATCTCGGCGGCGGCTGGTATTGCGTCTTTGTCAATGGCTTCCGCGTCACGGATAGCAACGTCCGAAAGGACGCGGCGGAAACCATAGCGAGCGAGTATGAAAAATGAGCTTGATTCTCGAAGACGGAACTTGCGTTCCAACGGCGAACGCTTTTGTCGCACGTGCTGACCTGATCGCATACGCGGCGGATTATTATCCGGGGACCAGTGTCCCGGATGACACCACGACGGACGCCGCGATCATGCGAGCGAGCTTGTGGCTTTCCACGTATCCCGAATGGGACGGTTCGCTGGCTTGCGGACGCGGCAATCAAGGACTCGCATGGCCCCGGTCAGGCGTCACCGATTGCAACGGCGACGCGGTCGCGGACGACGAAGTTCCGTTCGAGGTAGAACAAGCGACATACATCGCCGCGCTCGCGGAAATCGAGACGCCCGGATTGCTGACGCCGACGATCACGACCGGCAAGCAAACCAAGCGCGAAAAGGTGGACGTCATCGAGGTCGAATACATGACGCCCTCGGATCGATCGGAAGAAGAAACGGTCGAGTCTTTGCGTCCGGTTTTGACGGCGGTCGGAGACCTGATCAAGTGTCTCGCGACTGTTCCAAGTGGAACGGTTGTTCCTCATCCGTGGGTCGCATGAGATGGCTTTCGATTACACCAGTCTCGAGACGGGGACCGTCCAACGGTTGATCGTCGAATTCGGGACCGAGGGAGTCATCATGATCCCCGGCGAATCGATCGGCGAGCCGTACGAGTCGAAGCTCGACAACGACACCGAGATTCCGGTCAAGCTGGTCCGAACGTCTTTCAAACGTGCCGACAACAACGGGACATTGGTCGAAGAGAATGACCAGATGTTTCTAGTTAGTACGGAAGGCGTTTCGTGCTCCAACGACCCGAAACTTGCTGACCGATTGTTCGTCGATGACGTCGAGCTTCAGGTCGTTCGGGTGGACCCGTTGAGACCGGGACCGGTGACAATGCTTTGGAAGGTACACGTAAGAAAATGAATGACAAAACTAACCAATTTGATCCTGTAAAAATCGACGACGTCGATCACGTTCCTTTGATGGTTCGAAACATCGAAGGCGAGGGCGTTCTGTTCACCGCTGACGGCAAGATGATCGGACACCAGATCGCTCACATGGGCCACTATTACTACATGGGTCACGGACCCGATCGAGTGAAGATGTATCGAGCGACGTTCCGGGTGGACTCCATGAAGTCGGACGTTCCGAGAAATGGCGATAACTAGAGCGGAAATGATGCGTCGCTTGGGCCGATTCGAGAAATCGGTTCAAGAGGCGTTCCTTGCCGCTGTACGAAACGCCACAAGCCGAGCACAACTCGATCGACTCGCGGCGGCGATATTGTCCGGGGTAGAACAGGAGGTAATGCTCGCCGCCGGACTCCGCGAAGGGATGTATTCCCCGCTCACCGAATCGCTCCGGGGCGCGTACGTCGAGAACGGGAAACTTGTTCTGGCGGCGTCGGTTCCGAAGCGCCTCGGACTCGAGTTCGACATCAACAATCCTCGGGCTGAGAGCTGGCTTCGTTACAAGTCGGCGGAACTGGTCTCTGGACGGCTTCAGCCGCAACAGGTGGAGGCGATCCGGGTCATGCTGACCTCTGGCATGGCTAAGGGAAAAAATCCCCGTAGCGTCGCTCTGGATATCGTCGGGCGAATGTCGAAAGTTACTCGCCGGCGCGAGGGCGGCGTGCTCGGATTAACCGGACAGCAAGCGTGGTTTATCGACAACATGGCGGACGATCTCGCGAACCTGAATCATGAGCGCTACCTCGGGCGAAAACTCCGCGACAAACGCTTCGACAAGATGGTCGCGAAATCGATGGAGAGCGGGAAACCGCTGTCGGCAAAACAGCGCCAGAAGATCGTCGATCGATACTCCGACCGGATGCTCAAACACCGGGGCGACACGATCGCCAGAACGGAGGCGCTTCACGCCATGAACGAGGCGGGAGACGAGGCGATGCGACAGGTCATCGATTCCGGCGCGGCCCCCAAGGAAGCGATCGTCAAAATCTGGCGTCATAGTTATAGTAAGAACGAACGTCCCGGACACGTGGCGCTCAACGACGAGCGCCGATTGCTCGACGGATACTTCAAGAATCCCTACACCGACGCCTTCCTGAAATATCCCGGCGATCCCGGCGGCGGTCCCGGCGAGGTCGTAAATTGCCGGTGCTACATCGAACACGAAGTAGACTTCAGTCTAGCCGCGAAAGCGAAGGGCGGACAGCCGGGAACACCGACACCGCTCCCGGAAATTAAGCCGCCGAAACCGAAGCCGAAGCCGAAACCGAAGCCGAAGCCGAAACCGAAGCCGAAACCGAAGCCGAAGCCGAAGAAGAAGGTCGCGCCGCCCTTGCCGCCAGCTCCGAAGCCGTCAGCGCCGACCACGTTGAACGGTCCCGGCGCACCGGTCAGGCGCGAAGCGTGGTTCGAGGAATGGCGCAAAGCTGGATCGTTCGAAACAGAACGGCTTTCCGGTTTGTCGATGCGGCTCGATGATCCGATATTCATTCAGAAAAGAAAAAACAAGGGAGCGTTTCAGCGCGGCAATGGGTTGAGCATGGGAAACCACGAATCGAGTACCCGTTCCGGTCGCGCTGTCATGCGTCACGAATGGGGGCATTTTCTGGACTGGTCGCTTGGGCAAAAGCTCCGGGACACAAATCATTTTCTACACAAGAAATTGACCTCGATCGTCGGCGCGGAACTACGGACGCCGGACGGGTACGCCTCGGGATACAGCAAGGCGGTTTCCGCAATGCAAGCGGACGCGAAAGCGTTGAATCAAATGATTCGCCCGATCTGGAAAGAGATTTTCCCAGATAAAGGAGCGCGTGTTTTTACTTCAAACCGCCTCGAGTGGGCTTGGACTCAAAAGGGCGTCAGACTTCAGCGCGGAAAGTACGGGACGCCAGAATTGGAAGCGGACATTAAGGCGGCGAAAGCGACGCTCCAAAAAGACAACAGTCTGATCGGAAGAGTTTGGCGGGAGATACAAAGCGATCGCAACAAGAGCGGGTCAAGGCTGGACAGCACCGATACGCTTCTCTTCGCGGAAGCGGCGAAGAAAGGCGACTTCTCTATTTTGTTGCATGAGAAAGGAAAATATCTTCGGGCTGTTATGGACGACAATACGAGTGATGCTATCCGGGACGGTAATCATATATGGGCGGCTTTCAGCGATACGATCGGATCAATGACAAAAAACAATGTCGCCGGGGCGAGTTGGGGGTGGGGTCATCCTACTAGGTACTATAAAGGGGCTTATGGCGTTTCAAATCAGGCGACAGAAATATTCGCAAACTTGACAGAACTCGAAGCGGCTCTCCGGGGGAATCCGTTGCTGAAGGAGATTCTCGAAACATTTGTGCCGAATATTAAGTCGTACTATGACGAACTTTTGGACGTCCTTAATAAATCGCTAGGAACAGGAGGGTAAGGTGCTTTCAGCAAAAGGAATCGACGCTTACGTGGAGTTCACGAACAGGACCGACGCCATGATCGCGACGGTGGTCATGACGGAAGAAGAGATTGTCAAACTGGAAAAAATGCTTCTCGAGTGGGACGCGGACAAGAGCATGGAGAACGAGCAAAAAATTCTGGAGGAGTTCGACCCTGATATTCCGCCGGGGGCTAAATTGTAGTGGCACGCTTCGATCGACAAGTCGCGGACTTCGCCCGGAAGGTTGAGGCGAACTTCATCGCGATCGCTCAAGAGTCGGTCCAAGAGACCGTCCGTCTCGCTCAACGAGTCGAGGAACAAGGCGGCTCGATGCGAGTGGACACCGGCTTTCTCCGCGCCAGTATTCAGGCGTCACTCCGGGGGATGCCGAACGGTCCTAGCCAGAACGAAGGCGCTCACGGTGGGAAGCGGAAATACACCGGCGGTCAACAGGTCGCCGGCGAGCCAGTTTTCGTGACGCTGTTGAAATGGAATCCGCACCACGACCAAGCGCTTCACGTGGGCTGGACCGCGAACTATGCTCGCGTTCGAGAAGCGAAGGACGGCTTCCTGCAAACCGCCGTCCAGCTCTGGGACCAGACGGTCTACGTATCGACCCGGAAGGTGAGGAATCGTCTTGGATGAATGGCACCTCATCATCGCGTCAGGTCCGTCGCTCACTCGAGCGGATTGTGACGCGCTCCGTGGGATCGGCTCGGCGACCGCTGTCAATTGCGCCGTCTTCTTCGCGCCGTGGGTTAGCCGGTGCTTTGCCGCCGACGCGGTCTGGTGGAGGTACTACGGACCAAAGATCGATTGGTTCCAAGGCGAACGAGTTTCTAGAACTCACCGAGGCGACGGCGTGATTAAGTGGCGCGGACATGACTGGCAACGAACCGGCGGTAACAGTGGTCACATGGCGATTCAGTATGCCGTCGATCAGGGCGCGACAAGGATCGCGCTTCTCGGCTTTGACCAGAAGGTCGTCGAGAAGAGGAAACACTTCCACGCCGACCATCCCCGGATGACCGGGACGGGGAAGCGAACCAACATGGCGAACGCCGGCGGGATTGCGGCGTGGCCCCGGATGATGACAAAGACCTCATTAGAACTGAAAGAGCGAGGGATCGAGGTCGTCAACCTGTCGCGAGTCACGGCGCTCCGGTGCTTCCCTCGGATGAGCGTCGCTAAATTCTTGGAGGTATACGGTAATGCCAATTAACTTACAGGTGGTCAATGTCGGTTCTAGTGAGAACGACGGAACCGGCGACAAAGGTCGCGTCGCTTTCACCAAGGTCAACGAGAACAGCGAGGTAATAGTCGCGGCGCTCGAGGATGCGGAGCGGAAAGCGTACGTGGTCCCGATCACGGCGAACGACGCGGTCGTTCAGATCGGCGACTTTGAATCGTGGCGTATGCCGTACGCGTTCGTACTAACCGAGGTCCGGGCTTCGTTGGAAATCGAAGACTCTGGCGGAGACGTCTCGATCGATATCACCGAGGAAGGATATTCGATCTTCCAGTCCGGCGAATTGCTCGTCGTGCCGGCGGGTTCGGATACGAGCGTCGGGTACTCGCCACAACCGACCGTCGAGTACGTTTTGATCGAAGACAACAACCGGATCAGGATCGAGGTCGAAGATGTTCCGTCGGGTGGAACGGCGGCGGGTCTCAAGGTTTACCTGATCGGATACGTGATCTGGACAACGTTCTAACAAGAAGGAGCTGAAATGACTCAATTCATTGCCAAGAAGTTTGGTTCCGGTTTTGATGGGTTTCACATGAAAATTTATGTAACAACCGGCGATTCGGACACGGAAATTCCGTTCGGATTTTCTGCGACGAGTGTTGATTGCGTTATTGATTGGGGCGACGGATCAACTGAATCTGTAACGGGCGACAAGTCAGGGGATGAGGTCGCTCATACCTACACCGAAAAGGATCGAGAATATGACATAAAAATTACCGGGACTATTCAAGAATTAGATTATGCAAATCCGACAGCCAGCTCTCGAAATCAACTCAGGGAGGTTTTGCAATGGGGATCGTGCGGCTGGCTTGGACTTGGCGTTTCTTTTTATCGATGCGCGAATCTAACCGAGGTGAACGCGACCGACGGCTACAATTTAGAAAATTGCAATTATTTCGGTTATATGTTTTACCGCTGTAATTCATTGTTATCGGTCAATCTGTCAGGCTGGATAACAACGAATTCAACTGATTTCCGAGTCATGTTCTATCAGTGTTACAACCTGACCGATATAGACGTCAGTGACTTCGATATGTCAAACGCGGAAAAAATCTTCGCGATGTTTTATGAGTGCGACTCTCCGGCTGATTCTTATCAGTTAAACGTGACCGGAATGGATCAGTGGAACGTAGCGAACGTGGACGATGCGGTGAATCTGTTTTTCGGCGCTCATTTAGACGACACGGAATACGACAAAATTCTTGTCGCATGGGCCGCGCAAGCACCTAATCTTCAGTCGAACGTAACGGCTACATTTGGTTCCGCGAAATATACCGAGTCCACCGCGAGAGGTGTTCTGACTGGCTCGCCTTACAACTGGTCGATCGCTGACGGTGGTCCAGCGTGAGAATCCTGCTTGCCGCCAAACACGCTCCAGAAGGACGCCGACCGATCGGCGGGGTTCAGAGCTGGTGTCGTACTATCGCGAACGAACTTCGCTCTCGCGGTCACGAAGCGATCACGTGGGGACCGGAACAGCCAGCGCCTCTCGGTGGTTTCGATTTCGGGATCGTCGCGAATGTCGGCGACACCGCTCGCGCTTTTGAGTGGTGCAAAAAGGCGCTCGTCGTTTCTCATGGAATCATCCCGGCGGAGCGTCCGCGCCCCGGTCTGACAACGGTCTTCACTTCGGAAGAAATCCGGGACCATTGGGGCGTCGAGGGCGAGATCATTCGCCAGCCGATCGACCTCGATTTTTGGTCGCCGAAAGTGGCTTTTCCGATTTACCTGACGCGCTTCAGTTATCGCGGCGGGATGGGGTACGTAAAACCGTTGGCGAGGCGTTTGAATTTAACTTATCAGCACGTTCGAAACCTGCCCGACTCAAAGGTCATCGAAATCCTTCACCAATCGAAAGTTGTACTCGCTACAGGACGCGCCGCGCTCGAGGCGATGGCGTGCGACGCGCCGGTCGTGATTGTCGATCACCGAGCCGCTTATCAAGGTCCGCTCATGGACCCGGACATTCCCGGCGCGATGACCCGGAACTACAGCGGTCGAGGCGGGATTGTGCCGACGCCGGACAATCTCAAGGAAGCGATCGATCAGGCGGTACGTTCTGGCGGTCTCAGATCGCACGTGGCGGCGTTTCACGACGCCGGCGACATAACGGATCAACTCTTGGAGTATTCATGAACCTCGTCGCTCTCACGCCGACCGGCTGTCGCCCCGAGGGACTGGCGCTCTTGGGCGAATATCTGAACGCGCAGACCTACACCGGGGAGCTGGACTGGATCGTTGTCGATGACTGCGACCCGGAGTCCCGGCTTCCGACCATGCGGGAAGGAATCCACGTGACCCAGATTCGACCAGCTTGGCGCTGGCGTCCCGGCGACAACACTCAAGCGCGATCCTTGCTGGCGGGACTGGAGTATGTCCGCCCCGATTCCACGCTGTTCGTGTTAGAAGATGACGACGTCTATTTGCCGAAATATCTCGAGACCATGCTGGCGGCAATCGAGGACGCGGAGCTGGTTGGCGAAAGAGTTTCGCGGTACTACAACGTCGCGTCCCGGAGCTGGCGGGTCTTGCGTGGCGTACACCATGCGTCGATGGCTTCGACTGTTTCACGTGGAACGGCTTTGCAGTTGTTCGAACAAGTAGTATCAGACGGGCGAAAAACGATGCTCGATGTTACACTCTGGAAAAGATTCGACGGTAAGAAGCGCCTTCTCGATGAGGCGAACGTCGTCGGGATCAAAGGACTTCCGGGACGACCCGGAATCGGTGTCGGGCATAGGAGGAACTTCGGCACGCCGGACAAGGTCGGCACGTTGCGAACTTGGATCGGTGATTATGCTTCGAACTACGACATCTTCAGGGAGGCGGCATGAGCACAACGGACATCATGAGAGCGGCGTTTGATCGACTTGAATCGTTCACGTTCGTCCCGCCGCCGAAAATTCTTTGGCCCGGAATCCAGAGCGATCCGCCAGCAAGCGGAATCTGGCTCGAGCCGAAACTCTTTCCCAATGAGCCGTCCGATATTGCGTGGGATGATGACGGCTGTCTCGACACTCGAGGGTTCTTCCGAATCCTCGTCTATTTCCGTCCGGGCATGGGGCAAGTCGAGCCGTCAGAAATGGCGGACTTGCTGATCGAACTGTTTCCGAAAGGTTTGGAATTGGGACCGGTTCGCGTCTCAAAGAGACCGTGGCAATCGCCACTCGTCACCGAGGACGCTTCGAAATTATTCATCCCCGTTACGGTCCCGTACATGGGACTAACATGACATGAACCGATTCCCCGAAAATGGGTTACGCGTAAACCTTTTTACAGTTAGGAGGATTTAAAAATGGCATCTTGTGGAGCCACAAACTTCGGCGGTCAATTCTTCATCGCCGACAGCGCGTCAAACGACGATCTCACTTTGTCCGAGTTCGAAGGATTGACATTCGTAGAGATTCCGAATCTCGTTACCTGCGACCCGACCGGCGTCACTCAAAACATCGTGACCGATTCCACGTGGGATCGCCCCGTTGTTTGTAAGGGCAAAGGCGAAGCAAACGCCGGCGACCCGAACATCGAATTTCAGGACTCGCCAAGCGCGGGAATGGATTTGATGAACGCCGCCGCCGCTTACGACAATACGAACAACTACGCCTTCAAGTTCGTATGGGCGGATGGTTCGGAAGAGTACAATCGCGGACTGGTTTCAGGACCGCAACGGACCAAGGGCGGAAACGAAGATTTCAAGCACGTTATCTTCACGCTCGGACTCCAACAGCCGCCGGAGGTGGTTGAAGCCCCGTCAGTCTAACTCTCCTACTGACGGGAAACCGGACTCCCGACGCCCCGGCTACGTCGGGAGTCCATCTCAACAAAGGAAAATGAAATGAATTTAAAAGACATCAAAAAATCCGTAAAAACGGTTAATCGCGAAGTTGAGTTCAAGCCTATCGGAGACCCGACCGGCTGGTTCTTTGAGCTTCGCCATGAGTCATCTCGAGAGGTTCAGGAAGTCATGCGGAGATTCCAAGCGAAGGTCCGCAACCTGACGCTCAAACGTAAGACGAGTCAGTACGAAGACCTCGTCGCCCAGAACGAAAACAGTTTGCGGATCGCGCACGTTGCCGGTTGGCGATGGGCGGAAGGCGACGACGAGAAAAAGGGTCGTCCGCCATTCTCGAACCGGGAACTCAAAAACCTGTTGACCGACCGAAGTGACGAGGACGCCGAGACGCTTGGCTTCCTCCTGAAAAACTTCATCGATGACGAAGTCGGGAGTCTCCAAGATTTTTTGGAGAGATCGGGCAACAACTAGGAGACGGATTGGCGTGGCACGCTCGTTACGAACTGGAATGGGGACACAAGGTCGCATCCCGCGAGGGTCCGGTCGAAGTCACCAGAAAGGTCTACAACGAACAAGCCGGCGTCGAGACGCCTCGACAACCTTCCATCCCCGAATGTGCCGCGCACGTTTGGGGCTGGTGGTTTGAGCTTAATGCTCGCCGGGGACCGGGATTCGATAGTCTCGCCCCGATCTCGTACAGCGAAATCAAAAACTGGATTTTGCTGACCGGGAAGCTCGTCACATACGAGGAAATCGCGTGGCTTGTGGCGATGGATAATGCTTGGCTCCTTGCCATTGCGGAAGAGCGCCGAGCACGTTCGGAACGCGAAAAGGAAGAGGCGGAAATCAGGAAAGGGAGATAGAGAATGTCGGTCGATATTGCTGAACTAGGGTTACGAGTTCGAAGTGACGGAGTAGTCGTCGCGACGGAGCGCTTGCGGAAACTGAAAGACCAAGCGAGACAGTCCGCGACAGCAACCGACAAGCTCACTCGCGCCGCTGAGAAGTCCGCCAAGGCGATGCAAAAAGTGGGGCGGAATCTGACGATGTACGTCACCGCCCCGATCACCGCTTTCGGTCTCGCTTCGGTCAAGGCGGGCAGTAATTTCGACGACGCGATGACGGCTTCGATGGCGATCATGGGCGACCTGTCCGACACGATGAAAAAGGACATGGTCGCCGCCGCTCGGAAGATGGGCAAAGAGTCCACGTTCAGCGCCAAGCAAGCCGCCGAATCGTACTACTTCCTCGCGTCCGCTGGACTGGATGCCGCCGCCTCGATTGCCGCCTTGCCGAAGGTCGCCGCGTTTGCTCAAGCCGGGACGTTCGACATGGCAAAAGCGACGGACATTTTGACCGACGCTCAATCCGCTCTCGGGCTAGTGGTAAAAGATACCGTCAAGAACACCGAGAACATGGTCGCTCTATCGGATGTTCTAGTTAAAGCGAACACGATCGCCAACGCTTCGGTCCAGCAATTCGGCGAAGCGCTGACCAACAAGGCGGCGTCTGCGATGAAGCTCTTGAACATCGAGGTCGAGACCGGTGTCGCGGTTCTGGCGGCGTGGGCGGACCAAGGCGTCAAGAGCATGGAAGCCGGCGAGAAATTCAACATCGTCACTCGCGACCTCCAAACCGCCTTCAGGAACAACGCGAAGGAGTTCGAGAAATTCAATATCGCCGTTTTTGAGAACGGCGCGATCCGCAACATGGCGGACATCATTGGCGACATCGAGCGAGCGTTGAAACCTATGTCGGTCGAGCTTCAGGGAAACACGCTGAAGATGCTCGGTTTCCAAGATCGATCCGTGATCGCGATCAAGTCCTTGATAGGACTGTCCGAGAAAATTCGCGGCTATGAAAAAGACCTCCGCAAAGCCGGCGGCATTACCCAAGAAGTCGCCGACAAACAGATGGAGTCTTTCAAGAATCAGGTCGCGAAAGCGAAGAAAGAAATCGCCGACCTCGGGATCGAGATCGGAGCGATGCTCGCTCCCCATATCATTAGTCTTTCGGAAGACGTTGGCGAACTGGTCCGGGCGTTCCGAGCGCTGGACGAAGAGACGCAAAAACAAATCCTCAAGTGGACCGCGCTGGCGGCGCTGTTGGGTCCGGCTTTGCTGGTGCTTGGCATGATGGCGAAGGCGGTCGCTTTTCTGGCGGCGGCTTTCACGGCGCACCTTCTCCCGGTGCTCGTCACGCTGGCGCGTTTAATGTCTCCGCACTTGGCAATTATCGGCGGCTTTACATGGTTGATCGATAAGCTCGGGAACGACTACGTAGAATCAATCGAAAAGGCGACCGCGAGTACGGTGAAGTTCACCGGGAGCTTGCGAACAATGCGCGACGCGCTGACGATGGAAAGCGACATAATCGCGATCGGAGACAACCTCGATCCGCTGTTCACGGAACTCGAAGGACGGCTCGGAGCGATCGCGGAATTGAACCGTCTTCGGGGCGATCCGAATACACCGGCGGCGGAGCGGAGTCTCGCCATTGCGATGCTCGAAAAGGAACAACAGACCGTCGCCGATCTGAGAGCTGAGATCGACAGTTTGATTCGTCTACGGGACCGGGACACCGAAGCGCTCTCGGCGCTCACGCTGGCGCTTCAAGAGGAGCAAGCCGCGCTCGAAAATACCGGAGAAGCCGCCGGCGATTTAGGGGAAACAATCGCGACGGTAGCGGCGGACGGAATGGGCGACGAAGCGTTCCAAGCGTTCCTTCAAACGATGGCGGATATTGAAGCCGAGGTCATGCCGGCGGCGGCGGCGATGAAAGAACTCGGGGCGGTTCGGAAGATGCTCGACCGAGCGTTCGCCAGCGGCAAAATAGACGCGAAAGTTTTCGAACAACTGAACAACCTTCTCGACCTCCGGGGCGCGATGCTGAACATGAAAGAATTCAGCGTGGCGACCCAATCGGCGCTCGACGAATCGATCGCCTATATCGAAGGATTGGAAGCGCTGGAATCGCAAGTCGAAGCAATTGAAAACCGGCTCGATCCCGCCGGGGAAGCGCTCCGTCAATTCGCCGAAATGCAAGAGCTTGTCAACGAGGCTTTCGAGAAGGGAGCGATCGATCCTGAACGGTACGAAGCCGTCACCAAGGCGATCGAAAAAGCGGCGAACGCGACCGGCTTTTTGAGCGATGCCATGATCGACGGAATCAACCAATGGATCGTCGCCGCGAGAGACATGGCGGGGATGTTCGATCAGGACTCCCAAGAGGCGAAAGACCTACATAGAATGATAACGCTGTTGAACGTGGTCATGGGTATCAACGCGGTTATCAAACAGCTCCAAGGCGGCGACGTTTACTCGGCGATTCCGAGAGCGATCGCGGTCGCTTCGATGATCGCTTCGATGGGCGTCGCGACCGGGGCGAGTGGTGCCGCGTCGCAATCAATCAGCGAGCGCCGACAGGAGGAACAGGGAGCCGGTTCGGTGCTCGGCGATGCGATGGAGAAGACCGAGTCGATCCTCAACGCGACCGAGATCACGGCGAACGCGACAAGCGAACTCGTCGGGATCAATCGCGGGATGTTGCACGCGCTCCAAGCGATGCAAGCCGGGATCGCCGGGGCGACGAATTCGATCGCTCGCGGAGCGGGTTTTGATCCCACCATGCCCAACACCGACTTCGACGGAGCGGCGTGGGCGCTCGGTGGTGCCGGGGCGATTGCCGGGGCGGTATTCGGCGGCGCGATGGGCGGCATTATGTTCGGCAAGATCGGCTTGTTGATCGCGGGTCCATTGGGCGCGTTGATCGGCGGCGCTCTCGGTTGGGCGCTCGGGAAATTGCTCGGCGGTTCGTCCAAGGTGATCGACGAAGGTGTGGCGATTTTGGGCGGCAATCTTCAGGACGCAATCAACGGCGAACTCGTCCAAGCGTTCGCGACGATCAAGTTCAAGAAGTGGCGGTGGGGAAGCACCAGACGCCGGGACGTTTACGCGCCGCTCGAGGACGAAGCGAGCCGACAAATCGGACTCGTCTTTCAGGCGATCGGCGACACGGTCTATCAGGGGGCGCTCGCCCTCGGAATGAGCGCCGAAGAAATCGAAGCGGCGATGGCGACATTCGAGATCGCGGCGACCAATATTTCCTTCGAAGGATTGACCGCCGAGGAACAGCAAAAAGAACTCGAAGCGGTGTTCGGGAAAATCTTCGACGACCTCGCCGCTCACGTGATCCCGTACCTCGCAGAATTCCAGCAAGTCGGCGAAGGATTGGGCGAGACGTTGGTTCGTGTTGCAACTTCCGTCCAAGTCTTCCAAGAGGCGGTCAAGGCGCTCGGATTCGCGGCGGACGTCAGCGATCCGAAGGCGTTCGCTGAGATGGCGGTCGGGCTGGTCGAGCTGACCGGCGGCGTCGAAAACTTTATCGCTCAATTCTCGACCTTCTTCGACACCTTCGCGAGCGATGAACAGAAGCTCGACTTCGTGACGAGCCAGCTCTCGAGAGCGTTCGAAAGTGTCGGTCTGGTGATCCCGGAAACGCGGGACGGAATGATCGATCTCATGCACTCGCTCGATGCCAGCACCGAAGCCGGTCGCGCTCAGATCGCGATGCTCTTGGAGCTTACCGGGGTCGCTGACGAATACTATTCGCTCGTCGAGTCCGAGGAAGAGAAACGCCTCGCCGCGATCCGCGAAGCCGAGGAAGCGGCGCGGGAGTGGGCGGAGTACATGGAATCGCAACGGGCGGTCTTGGATGCGTTCACCGGCGTCGCCAAGAACAGCGCTCTCGCACAACTGGAACAGGACTTCGACGACGCGATGAAAGCGGCGAAGGCACTCGGCGCGAGCCAGCGCGAATACGCGATGATCGTCCGGGCGTTCAATGTGCAACTAACTAGAATGATCGCCGAGATGAAACTCAGCGTGATCTCACTGGCGGAACAGCTCTTCGGTTCCGACGGTGCCGGCGGTGCAATCGAGGACGGTTTCGAAGCGACCCGGACGGTCGCCAATGCGGTCTTCGAAGACTGGCAACGGGCGCTCGAGGACATCTACGAATTCACGCAAAGCATTTTGCTCGACGAGGGCTTGACCACGCTGACGCCGAGGGAGCAACTCGCCGAAGCTCAATCGCAATTCGACCGCACACTTTCCGCCGCGCTTGGCGGGGATGTTGAAGCCGCCGCCGCTCTCCCGGATGCCGCGAAAGCGTTACTCGAGGAAGCGCGTTTCATGTACGCCAGCGGCGCGGAGTACACGAAGATTTTCGAGTCGGTCTTGCGCTCACTGGACCGCGTCAAAATGCCAAGCGGAATCGAGGCGACGATCGCGGTCGAGAACGAGAGGGCGAACTACGAACTCCAAGGCGAGATCATTGGGAACTCGATCGCTGACGAACTCGAGAAGTTCCTGTTGGCGTGGGAACTTGCCGAAGGGCTTCGGCATCTCGCGGAGACCACCGGTTCGTCCGTGTTAGAACTTGCTGACGAATTAGGAATACCGCTCGAAGGATTGATCGAAGCGATGGGCGTGGACTTGGAGAACTTCGGCGACAAGACCGCAATCGAACTCAAGGCGATCGCTGACGTCCTCGGGATCGGGTTCATGGAATTGATCGACAAGCTCGGGATCGGTTTCGATCTGGTCCTCAAGTACGCCGACATCAATCTCGACCAACCGTGGAAGATTGTTCAAAGAGAACTCATCGCTTTCGCCGAGACGTTCGGAATTTCGCTCAAGACCTTGATGATGGAACTCGGAATTAAGCATCCCGGAAACTTCAAAACACCAAGGGAAAAAGACAAGTATTACGACACCTACAAGAAGGGGTTTGCGACCGGCGGCTACGTGGGGCAGACGGGGATGCACCAACTCCACGCCGGGGAGTTCGTCATCAACCGATCGGCGAACAATGTCAGCCCCGCTCCGACGAACGAATTGACGCAAGACGAACTCGCTCAAATCCGTCTCGTCCTGACCGATATTCGGGACCAACAGCGCCGCTATCAGGAAGCCGACCTCGAGTCCTCCCGCCAGATGGAATCGAGCTTGAAGCAACAGGCGGAGCAACAACGAAGGATCGCCAATGGCTGACCGCTATTCCAGCGAGATCGTCGCGGTCGTGACAGCGCTTGAGTGGGATTCTCAGCCCGTTTCTACCGTACTCCGAGTGGCACTATTCGGCGGGATGTATTATCGCCCGGACGACCCTTCAGCGCCGCCCACGCACTATCGAGGGAACATCAAGTCGGACATCCTGTTCAAGAAACAGATCGGGATCGAATTCTGGAAGGACGAGAGCGCGATCGACTTCGGATATCTCGACCTCGCCCTCGAGGATCAGGCGGACGAACTCATCGACTTCGGGCGACAGGTCATGGTCGCGAGAGTCGAGTTCTTCCGGGTCAATCTTTCCAATCCGGCGGCGGACCAATTGGAGCCGCTCGCGATCGCCCGGACGTCGGATATCGGCTTCGACAACGAGTTCACTTTGCGGCTTCGTCTCGAGTCGATTCTCCAAGACGGATTCGACGCCGCGATCAACGAGAGATTCTACGGCTACGAATACCCGCAACTCACCGGGAAGCCGTACCCGATCGCGTGGGGATTGATTACCGATCCCTACCAAGTTCTCCCGGCGCTCGAGGTCGATGGAACGACGTTGCTGTATCACATAACCGACCTCGAGATCGATTCGTTCGAGACCTTCGTCTACGATCGCGGAATCCCGTTGAGCGAGCCGGGAGAGTTCAACGCGACGACCTACGGTTTCACCTTGAACCAGAATCCAGACGGACGGATCACCGCCGGTCGGGTTCTGTTGAACGACCCGGAGGAAACCGGACAGCACCTTCACGGATTGTTCCGATTCGTACGATTGGGAATGACCCGCGCTGGAATCTGGAACTACGCGGTCCAGAGCGAAGTCACTCAGCTCGAAACGGATATCGGATTCGGTGAGCTGTTCCCGCAATTCTTCACCGATAAAACGGTCTCGCTCGAGGACTTCCTGAAAAAGATCCTCTCGGGCGTGACGGGGTGGTACTACGTAGACGAATTGACCAATGTTCACTTTGGACGGATGACCGATCCGGCGGACGCTTCGATCCTGTACGCGTTCAACGATTCGAACATGGTCGGGCGGATCAAGGTTGAGGACGACAAAGCGCCCGGACTGACGACGAGGTTGAGCTACGCATACAGCCCCGGCGCGTACGACGAAGACGAGATCGCCGGCGGCGTCTACGGGTACGATCGCGTCGATCTGGTCAACGAAGAATTGGTGGTCTCGTCGGACGGGTATTTCAGGACGCTCGGATGGACAGCGGACTCGGGCGCGTTCACCGCCGACAGCGGCGTCATAACCGCCGACGGATTCCTGTCCGAAGAGTTCGTCGAGCCGACCGATCAAACGTACTGGTCTAAGGTCGAGGTCCGGGTTCCGATCGATCTCCCGATCGCGTATTCCGAATCGCCGAGTTCGTTCGATCTTGCCGAGGGCGAAGTGACGCGATGGTGGTCCGAGCTGTACTACAAGCGCCGGCGGTTCTACACGTTCAACGTCAAGCTCAACGACGAGCAATTCAATTTGCTTCTTCCGCAACTCGGGGACTTTTGTTCGCTTCAGTCCGATCGGTTCAAGCTCATCAACGAGCCGATCCAGTTATTCATCCGGCGGCTCGAATTTAACTTCTCGAAAAACATTCTCACGATCGAGGGATGGGGATAAAAATGGCGACTCAAAATTCCGTTATCAGTTACGCGCCGCAACCGTATTTCGAAGACGGCACCGCGACCATTGTCGCCAACACCAACGTCTCGTCGATCGAAAACACTCCGGGCATTTTCGACCCGGACCTGTCGAACTTCTCGACCGTGGTTCCGACCTCGAGCGCGGCGTCGTTCAAAGCGAAGATCGACTTCGCCAAACAGAGCGCTCACTTGACCGGCGCGGACCTGACGCTCGGCTTCATTGGTTGCTCGCTCCTGACCTACGAAGACAGCGGCGGTCTCCCCGATCTGGCGACGGAATTTTCCGAGAGTATCGATTGCCGAATGTCGGCGAACATCTCCGCCGTGACCGACGAGCTGGTGAGCTACGCGCACAACTCGCAAGACACCATCCACTCGTTCGATCGCGAACCACTTCCGAGCGTGATCTCGGGCGGTCGCGCCAACCTGATCTTCACCGGTCTCGGCAAGTCGAACTCAGGGTCCACCGGGACGGTGTACGTGACCGTCGAGCGGACGGCGGCAAACGTCGCGGCACGACCTCACGCTCGATTCCAGATCGGGCATTTGTTCATAGGCGTCGATGTTCCGATCACGATCGACCCGCGATCCTTTTCGTGGACGATGGTCGTCGAGAATGAGCGCTTCTTCGCGAGGGACTTCGGCGCGATCAATTCGGACGGAACTCTGGTCAAGCGATCCACCGGGGAGATCACCAAGATCGGTCAGGAACTTCTCACCGGCTCGACCGTCTCGGGCGTCTCTCCGATCGTGGCGAGCGTGACGCCAAACCTGTTCGATCTCATCAAGGTCAATACGTCCTACCCGCTCCTCCTGAATCCATTCCCGAGAGCGCAAGTGACCGAGGCGTCGCTGACGGTTGAAGAGGCGAACTTCACGACCCGCCAAAACTTCTTCTCGATCTACGGATTCTTCAGCGATCCGCTCGAGGTTCAGACTGACGAATACCGGGACGGACTCGAGTCGCAGTATCGCGCCAGATTCCGTTTTCAAGAGACTCGCTAAAAATCCACCAGTTCGCTCCTACGCTCACAAAAAAGGGCGGGGAATACGATCGGACCAGTCCCTACCTAAAACGCGCTCAGAATCGATCTGAGAGCGTCTCAGCGGTATCGAGGGCTTTTCACAAAGCAAAAAAAAACGCCCCGGCGCGATGCCGGGGCAAATGGGGGTTTCGTTGGACTACCGGGAACGCTTCCGCGTCATGGCGAGAAAGAGACGCCATGTCGGGACTTTCATGAGATACGCCCCGGCTTCGTAATACTGCCACGCTCTCGTTGTCAGACCAACAACTTCGGCGGCTTGTGCTTGAGTGAGTTTTGCGTCCGTCCGGGCGGCGAGGACTTCTTCCGCTGACGGTTGCGTCGTGACGGTCATGGGATGGCGTTTTCTCATGCTCCCATCCTCCGCTCGGCTTCGTACTCCATCCGGGCGGCGTACGCGTCGTCGATCCACTCTTGCCGCTCCTTCGCCAGTAGCGGAGCGCGGCGTTCCAGTTTCTCGACGTCCAGAGCGAGAACCTTCCCGGTCCCGGCGCAATCTGGACAGGCGCGATCGTAGCCGCCGCCGAAGTAACTTTCCTGTTCTTCAGGATCGAACGCTTCGTCGAACTCGCTCGCCGTGAACGCGACGCCTTCGAGACCGTCGATCAGACAAGTCCCTTCGCCGCGACAGCGATCGCAAATCTCCCACGCGAAATAGTGGCGCGGCAGGAGTGACTCCATCTCCTTCGGCGGAAGCTCCGCCGGGAAGTGCTTGGTCCCGTCGTCGGCTTCAACGTGGAGCAAGTTTCGCTCATCGTCATCGCGTTCGATCTCCGCCAGATACTTCTCGGCGCATTGATCGAAATCGCCGTAATACAACTCGGTCTCTCGGATCGAGATGATCGTGCTCGGGTCAGTCCTCTTCAGCGTGTATTTCATTTTCTTTCTCCTGTTGTTCGTGTTCGAAGTAATCGGGGTCGTTCAGTTTGCCGCGCTTCTCAACTTCGGCGACGCGCTGTCGCTCGAGTTCGTTCGCGGATCGGGGATCGAGATCGAAGTCAATCATCTACGTCCCTCCCAGACTTGAATCGCGGCGTCGTAGTCTCGGGCGATCACGTAGCGATCCAGACGGGACGCCAGAGCGCACTCAAACGAATTGTGAGAGCGTTTCAGCGCCTCGAGATACTGAGCGACTTGGAACGTGAAGACACGCTCTCTCTGGTGATCTGAGAGCTTCTTGGCGATCTGTAGTGAATCGAGCGTATTCCCGATTCGATCGCGTGCCGTGTTGGTCTTGATTCTGGTCATGATCCGTCTCCTTCGAGTGAGCGTTTCACTTCGGCGATGGTCGGGAAGATATCGCCCCGGATTTTCGCCCCGGTTGATTTCGGTTGATAGAAAAAGCCCGAGGCGTCTTGAGCCGGCTTGATCGATCCGATCCACTTCCGATCGAGGTAAACGTCGATCCGGGACGAGCGGTTTCTCCTGTAGCTGATTGTCATGATTCATCCCCTTCCGTTTCCATCTCGGCGAGGATTGTTCCGGCGCGGTTACGCTGACCGAATTGTTCGAGACCGTGAGCGATGCCGCGAGCGATCTCCTGTTCGTCTTCATTGCCGCAAGCTAGGGTTAAGGCGTATTGAAATCCGGCGGCTAAAACGAGGCGTTGGCTTGGACTTAATTTCATTTCATTTCTCCTATTCGTCATCCCAGTGACGCGAGTCTTGGTTTTCGAACGACCCGCGCCGCGTTTCCAGAACGACGAAATACTTCGTCGGTCCATCCGTCTCGCGAAGGAAGTCTTCGTGGTCGAGGTTCCTGTTCTCGCACCACTCGATTTCCTCGAGACAATTCCGGCCCCAATCTTGGCGAGCCGTTTCCGAGAGCTTCTTGGCGAGCTTCTCGATGTCCGCCTTGGCGTTCACGGCGTCTTCCTCGAAGGCGTATTGCTGGCTCGCTTCGAGGACCGTGTCGCGTCCCCACCAGCCGCCCTCTTCAGGACCGCCGAAGTTATAGAACGAGACCGAGGCGTACAGGGACAAGAAGATTCCTTGCGGCTCCTTGGCTTCTTTACAGATTGCGTCGAACGCGCTGGCAATGTTTCCGCTCATGAGTTTCTCTCCCGGTTGTCGATGACTGATTGATTGGCGTGAGCGCCGGTGTTCCCGTTCGAATCGATCTCTCGCGTGAATACCGATTGCGAGAATTCGACGAAGGTTCGATCTGGAACAATGTCCCGACTGTTGTCGAGGTAGTCGTCCCACCACCGAATCCCGAAGGACAGCCGAGGGACGGCGAACTTCGGGACGTCCTCGGCGGCGATCCAGAACAGCGCGTCGTTGCGACCGCCAGTTCCGGGAACCGGCTCGCCGCTCTTCAGGTCAGGGAGTGTCTCGAACTCGCCGGCGTATTCCCCGGTCACTCCAAATTCTTCCGTCAGCCAGTTCTCGAATTCCGCGATGTTCTCGGGTCCGATTATGGTTCCGGTCCAGACGCACAATTGAGCGTTCGTATGATTCAATTTCATTTCGTTTCTCCGTGGTTCGTTTCAAGGTTGATTCCGGCGGCTTTCAAACGCCGTTCGATCTCGGTGCAATCCCAACAGACCGGCGCGAGTAATCCCATCTCGGCGCGGTCGGCTTCGAGCTTGCGTTGCTCGCCTCGCAACGTGGCGAAGCGCTTCAGGGAAAACGCGTTCGCCCAGCGTAGGTGACGGAGCTGACCGAGGGTGAGGTGCTTGTGCCATTTGGCGGTTCGTTTCATGTCATTTCTCCTAGTTAGAACGGAAGGTGTTTGTCTTCTTCGCGCTGGCGTTCCAGAGCTTCCTCTCGGGCGTCGCGTTCACGTTGCCAGCGTTCGGCTTTGGATACCGGCTCGCGTTCACCGAACAGGGTTCCCCAAGGGAGATTCGAATCGACGTTCTCGCCGTCGCAGAACTCCCAAGCGTCGAGCGCGTTCATCATGTAATTACGAACGCCTACGAGGATCGTGAAGATCGCCTCGCGCTTGCTCTTGATGTAACAGCAACCGGTATGCACGTTCCAAAACGCCATAGATGAATTGCCGTCGTCACCGTAGAACACGGCGGTCTCGTATCGAAGGTGTTCGACCTTGACGTTGTCCATGCCCTCGGCAACTACAAAACGCTCCCGGCGGAGCGCGTCCCATGCTTCGTATGTTGTGTCAGTTGGTAATCTCATTTCGTTTCTCCTTGGTTCGTTGGTTTCAGTTTCGAGCCACGTGAGGCGCTCGCTAGTGGGTCCGACAGACTTCGCCGGACCCACTCACTAGCGTCTAACTTAAAAGTCCATAAACCCTCGGTCATCGATCATTCGAGCATATTCCGGCGGCGGACTAGGACAACCGCAATCCTCGGTCGAGCGGCAAGGTTCGATCGCGTTCAGCCGGGAGATGATTTCCTTGGCGTACGCTTCGTGGATACAGTGAATTTCTTCCGACGGATTCCAGTATCCGGGGCGGAGGTAAATCCAGTACGACCAAGGACTATCGGGATCGCACTCGTCGTGCTCGATCCAGTGTTCCTCGATCAGATCGGGATGGGCTTCGATCCAGCGTTCGACCGTCTTGAGTTTTCGATTCGATTTCATTTCGTTTCTCCTATGACCATTGGTCCGTCTCGAGGTAGTTGTACCCGGAGCGATGCGTGAGCGTCAGCCCCGTCTCCTGATCGGGATCGTCGATCTCGTATTCGATCTTCCAGATCAGGTCGGTCTTGACTACTTGAACGTTGCCGACAAATCCGGCGAAGCGAACTTCCGCCATGATCGGACCTTTCGCTTTTCGGATGACCTTCAATAGTTCGTCGCGTTTCATTTCCGCTCTCCTTCAAAATTGCTCGGTTCCTGACAGGCGTGACGGAGGTCTTCGCGACCTTCGCGGGGATCGTCTTCGTCGGCGTCGAGCTGGCGGTACTGGAGGATCAGCTCGCCGTGGTGATTGCGGAAGACCCAACCGAGAAGGAAGCAATCTTCGAACAGCGTGTAGTCGGACATTGATCCCCGGACGCCCTTCTCAGCCGGGATGACATACAGCTCGGTTCCACCGGCTTCGTCGCCGTAGCCGCCGGCGTAGGTCTTCACGTTTTTCGGGTCGCCGTAGAGAACCAGCTCGGGGCGATCGCCGTGGCGCTTCCAAGCCGCCTCGCAGGAGTGGATACCGGTCTGGAAGCGGAGCTTCCGATTCAGAGCGTCGGCTTCCCATCCCAACCAATAGGGCTTGTATGCGTACTCGAGAACGTGGGCGGTCAGAGTCTCGCCGAGACCGTTGATCGTGACGGCTGAAGTTCTGCGAATTTTGTAGATGTATTCCATGATTTTCTCCTAGTTCGTTTCGGTTCAATTTCGAGTCGCGTGAGGCGCTCGCTACGAGGTCCGAATCCCCTGACCCGGACCTCGTCACTAGCGTCTAACTTGTCTCCGAGGATATGTCCCGGAAATTGGTCAGCGTATGCCGACCGACCCACTTCGGAACGACGTTCTCGAGAAGTTCGTGCCGGACGCGGCGGTGGTATTTCTTGCCGCTCGCCAGTTGCTCGGCGCGTTTCGTTTCGTAGTTACCGCGCCACGCTTCCGCGATCTGGTCGGTGGGCATGAAATCGAAATGCCGGGGCGTGACCGTCGGGTACGAAACGACGAGCGTTCCGACGTTGTTTCCGTGGCGGTCGATGACGTCAGCCCATACCGGGAACCAGTGAGTGTCGGCGGGGATGGCGTCGCAAAAAGCGTTCAGTTCGTTGTAGCCGTTACGGTTCATTTCTTTCTCCTTTTGGATTTGATTGATTCGTTGGTTGTGCTTTCTCAATGCTTCGGCTTTGTTCGTGAATGAGTTCATTTCGTTCTCCTATTTCCAGTTACCGAGGACGATCGCCCCGGATGCCGTCTTGTGGACCGGCTCGTCGTCTTGCTCTTCATCGCGCTTGGCGATCATGGCGTCGATGTTGCCGAAGACATGATCCAGCCAGTGTTCGCGAGTGGCTTGGTTGAGGTAGCAAATGTAGATCGATTCGACTTCGTATCCGTCGATCCCGGCGAAGTAGAAATACCCTTCGCCCCGGACCAGCTCGATATCCAGTTTCGGATACCGAGCGGCGATGGCGGCGTTCAAGTTTTTGATCGTTGCTTTCATTTCGTGCTCCTACTTGAAGTTGATTCCTGACCAATGACGCTTTCCCTTGTAGCCACAACGCTTGTAGACGTCGGGATAGGAGTGAGCGTCGAGTCGTCCGCGAGCACCGACGTAAACGTGCCAGCTCTGCCAATCGAGAGCGCGGAGAAGATTCCCTTCGTCCAGATTGACCATGTCAACTTCGACGCTGACCCAGAAGCCGTAGTCGTAGCCGGTCGGTTCGACTTCGAACTTCACGATTTGTTGACCGTATTTCTCGCGACTGGTGTCGCTGATATCCCGCTCGATGAAGGAGCGAAGATGATCGATCGCGGCTTGTTGCGACCGGTTCGGTTTTGTGTGCGCTTCGTAGTTGCGCTTCTGGACGCGCTTGGCTTCCCAACGTCCGCAATTGTTACAGCGCCAACCGGAGACGAAATCTCCGTCGTCGTTCCAATCGGGATCGGCTGACCAGAAGGTTTTGACTTGGCAATATTCGCCGTTGCAAAAATGTTCGCGTTGATTGTTTCTCATGTCGTGCTCCTTTTCGTTTCGTTTCAGTATCGAGCGAGGCGCTCGCTATTGGGACCGGCTAACCGCTCCGGTCCCAATCACTAGCGTCTAACTTTTCGGCGTGTAGTACATATTGAAGCCGCCCCAACGATCCCGGCGAACCGAGATGTTCGTGGCTCCCTGCTCTTCCAGTTCCTTCCGGCGCTGGCTGACGGCGACTCGCTGTTCGCGCAACGTTCCATCGTAGAAGGACTCTTTCTTCCGTTGCGGCTTGCTGTCGTCTTCGCGAGGTTGAAGCGGCTGACCGTGAATCTTGTCAGCGAGCTTTACCATCGCGTCGGCGTGGTTCCGAGCGCTCTTGGCTTGTGAGAGACACCGGTACTGTTCGGCTTGGCACTCATGCGCCCAAGTGACACCGTAACGGCGAAGCTCGGCGTTCTTGGGGCTTTCAAATTCGTCCCGAGTCATCGTGACCATTTTGTAAACGGCGCGGCGTCCGCGATATCCGTCTCGAATCTTGATCGTGCAAGTTTCCAGCCGGTCAGGATCGGCGCAATCTTCGGCGCGGCGTTCCTGTTCGTCGGCGTATTCGCGAAGGCTGACGATCACGTTATCGGTCAGTTCGCGGGACTCTTCGAGAGGGGCGTGATTGGCACCGGTGCAAACACCGTTGAAGTATCCCCAATCGACCGTGTAGCCATGCTTGCTCAAGCGACCATTCGGAAGCGCTTGTTGACGACCACAGATTTGGCAATGTCCGTTGTGAGTTGCTTTCATGTTGTTCTCCTAGTTTTCGTTTCGGTTCAGATGTTGGCGACGATCATGTTGAAGTAGCTGGCGTAGCGATAAGCCGCGACGCTGGCGAGAATTGCGTAGTTGAAAAGTTTCATGTTCGACTCCGGTTCATTTTGGCTTGTCATCTTCAGGACGGGGAGAGCCACTCCGCCGCCGACGCGTTCGCGTTTCGACGTTGCCGCCGCCGGTCCCGCTCTTGCGATCCCGACGGCGGTGGTTGACCTATTTGTTGGAGGAGTAGCCCGAAGCCTGTTCTCGTATCGCCATTCTCGAAAGGTTCCTTCACTTTCCTTGCCCGGTCTCGGGAAGCGGTGCGATCCGCGAGCCAGCATTTCGCTGGCGTGCCGCCAGCGTATTCCCCACGAAGGACTTTCGTCTAGCGAAACAGGGATGAACGGTAGTGATTACCCGACGAACGGTATATTTAGTCCCGCGAGGGTAACGAAAAAATAGTCCCATATCCGAGACGATTCCGGGCGGGTTTCTGAGAGGAAATTCTTTCGTGCGTATATATGGAG